TGCCTGCGACAAGTTCGGCGGGTGCAAGTTCCGGGGCGTGTGTTCCCGCGCACCGCAGGTCCGCAAGCACTTTCTCAAGAGCGACTTCATCAAACTAGCCCCGGAGGACCGATGGAACCCGCTAAGAAGCCGCTAAAGATCGTCCACGTCATCCACACCACCGTGACCTTCGCCGACGCCAAGTGGGTCCGTTTCGACGGCTCGCAAGAGCGCATGTACTTCGGGCCGGACCACGGCTACACACTAGGTCAACGAGTAAAGATCACCATTGAGAAGGAACTAGAACCAAATGCCCTCCCTCGCCAATCACCAGAGTAACGACTTCGTCAAGCTCCTCGCCATCGGCGATAGCAAAGCGGGCAAGACCGGCTCGCTCGTCTCGCTCGTCAAGGCTGGCTACAAACTCCGCATCCTAGACACCGACAACCTCCTCGACGTGCTGAAATACTTCGTCACCGCTGAGTGCCCGGAGCTTCTCGGCAACGTCGAGTTCCGCACCCTCCGTGACAAGCGCAAGGCCTCTGCCACCGGCGCGTCGATCAAAGGCACGCCCAAAGCCTTCATCGACGCGGTGAAGCTTCTCGAGCGCTGGAAGTACACCGACGAGGACGGCACGGAAGTGGACCTCGGCAACCCCGGCGAGTGGGGCCCGGACTGCATCCTCGTGATCGACAGCCTGACACGCCTTTGCGACGCCGCCTACGACTGGGCCGACTCGATGAACGTCCCCGGCCGCTCTGGCGATAAGGACGGCCGCGTAACCTACAAGTCCTCGCAGGACGCCATCGAGGACGTTCTCTCAATGCTCACCTCCGATGAGTTCGCGACCAACGTCATCGTCATCGGGCACGTCTCGTTTAAGGAGATCGACGGCGTGACTAAGGGCTACCCAGTCGGCATCGGCCAAGCCCTTTCCCCGCTGATCCCGACCTACTTCCCTTCCTACGTCCTCTACCAGAACAAGGCAGGCAAGCGTACGATCCAAACCTCCTCCACGCCCCTGCTCGACCTAGCGAACCCGGCGCCCATGTTGATGGAGAAATCCTATCCCGTGGAAACCGGCCTCGCCAGCTTCTTCGAGGCACTGCGTCCGCCGCCAAAGAAGGAAGTAACGAAGCTGACGCTCCAGAGGAAAGCATAGCACATGCCATCAGGTGAACCAATTAACGAAGACGATGCTGGACCAGCTACTCATGTTGGCTTGCCAGTGAAAGGTTATCAACCACAAACAAGCAGTGCCGTTGATGCTGTTAATGCTTTCAAGCGGCTGGAGGAGCAAATTCTCCAAACGCTAGATGGCCTTGCAGTTGATGAGAAACTAGCGGCAGACAAACGCTGGCTTGCCATTGGCCGCACCCAGATCGAACAAGCCTTCATGGCAATCAACCGCTCCGTGTTCAAGCCAAGCCGAGTTGAACTTTGAGCACCAACGACATCAAGAACCTCTCAATCGCCCTTGAGGCCTTGAGCAGGATCAACGCCGCAGAAGAGCCATTCAATCGTGTGGCCCGGCTGCTAGACGAAGCACTAGCCCTCAAGGAGGAAGAACACCAGCAAGAACGCGACCGTCGAGACTTACACAAAGGTCGACCCGACCCCAACGACGACATCCCCTTCTAACAAGGACCAAAACCAAATGGCAACACCTAACTTTTCGTCAATCTTGGACAAGAAAATCTCCGAAGTCGAACGTCCCCTTCCGTGGCCCGCCGGTTCCTACGCCGGTCGCGTTAAGGGCAAACCGGCCTTCGACGTGTCTTCGAAGAAGAAAACCCCCTACGCCGAGTTCACCCTCGTGCCGACCTCCGTCCTCGAAGGTGAGGTCGACGAGGACGAACTAAAGGCCTACGAAGCCAAGTCCGGCCCAATCACCACGAAGCAGCAGAAGGTCCAGTTCTACCTCACCGACTCGGCGCTGTTCATGCTCAAGGACTTTCTCAAGGCCTGCGGCGTGGACCCGGATGGCAGCCTCTCGCTGCGCGAAGCCATCGACTCAGTCGAGAACGCCGAGGTGGGCTTCGTCATCAACCACGAGTCGACACAGAACGGTGAAGGCGTGTTCGCGCGCATTGGCCGCACCTTCGCACTCGCGGACTAGCCTCCCTATCCGCGTAACCTTCTGGAGGGGCAATCCCGCCCCTCCAGCTTTTCTCTCTGGAGCCCTGCATGACCGACCGTGATCCCCTTCTCACCGAGCGCCAAACCACTCACGGCAGCTTCGAGGACAACGCCAAGCTTAGCCAAGGCCTCAAGAGCACCATGCACAACCACCTTGGCTGGGGTGGCTTGTGCGATGTCGAACGTGAAGCCATGGACATGATCGCGCTCAAGTTCTCCCGCATCCTCAGTGGCAAGTCCCTTGAACGCCAACACTGGGAGGACGTAGTTGGCTACGCAAAGCTGGCGCTGGAGCAGTGCAAATGAAGCCTCTAGTGCTTCTGGGTGAAGCTCAAGGCAAAGCCGAGGCCGCCCTCTCCCGCGGCTTCGTCGGTGCAGCCGGGGTCGAGCTTCTCTCGCAGCTCTGCGACGCCGGGCTCCTCACTTGGACCGAAGCCGACACGCGATTCCTCCGCGAGTACTGGAACTCCGGCGACAGCTCCGCCAACCGCGACCCCGAACTCATCGACTGTATCTGGAACCTACACCCAGAGTTCTACCGGACCAACGTCCTGCAATGCCATCCATTCGCGAATGACCTCAGCACTATGTGCGGCACTAAACAGGAGGGTATCAATGGCTATCCAGCACTTCTCAAGTCTAAATACTTACTTCGAGAGCATGCCCATCACCTTGACCGCTTGGCTGACGAGATCGAAGCAGCCGATCCAAATCTCATCGTGTGCCTTGGTAACACTGCCTTGTGGGCGCTTGCTGGTACTACCGGCGTTGGAAAGCTTCGCGGCGTTACAATGCAATCAACCCACACCATCTCCGGCTACAAAATCCTTCCCACCTACCACCCCGCCGGTATCCTCCGCGAGTACGCCAACCGACCCGTCGCGGTAGCGGACCTGATCAAGGCTGGGCGCGAGCAGCACTTTCCCGAGGTCCGCCGCCCGAAGTGTGAGATTTGGATCGAGCCAGCGCTCGAAGATATGGAGACGTTCCGTGACAACTTCATCCGAGGATGCTCACTTCTTTCAATCGACATTGAAACTAGTGGGAACCAAATTACTTGTATTGGCTTCGCCCCCTCCATCGACCGTGCGCTCGTGGTTCCTTTCTTTGACGAGAGAGCAGCAGGCAGAAGCTATTGGCCAGATCATAGTACTGAACTGGAAGCTTGGGCGTTTGTCCGAGATGTATGCCAAGACCCAACCATCCCCAAACTCTTTCAAAACGGGCTCTTCGACATAGCCTTCCTACTTAAGTCAATGGGCATCGGAGTTAGAGGCGCTACGCACGATAGTATGTTGGAGCATCATGCTCTACAGCCTGAAAGTTTGAAAGGACTGGCCTTCCTCGGAAGTTTATACACCGATCACGGTCCGTGGAAGAGCGAACGGAAAAAGACTGACACAATTAAGCGAGACGAGTGATGGCCATTATTGAACTAACCCAAGGCGTGACCACGATCGTTGACGATGATCTCTACGAAGAACTCAACAGTTACCTTTGGTATGCTAGTGGTGACCAAGGGCGCCCAGCGAGACGATTACGTGTAGGTCCAAGGAAGCTCATCTACATGTATCATCAAATCCTGCATGTACTTCCTTGGGTTATGAAATTGAATGGCATGAGTGTCGATCACATTGACCGCAACCCTCTGAACAATCAGCGAGCTAACCTACGCATTGTGTCTTTGAAGCAGAATGCACGCAATACTGAACGCCATGAAAACAGGATTGGGGTAGCCTACGATTACACTCATAACACCTACAAGGCTTACATAGATCAGCCTGATAAGCCCAGAATAAATGTTGGTACTTATTGCACGCAAGATCAAGCTGAGTTGGCGTTGGCGCAGGCTAAACGTGAGTTGGGCCTATGAGAATAATTCGCACAGACACTTCAAAGCCAGAAGACATTCCAACGCAAACTGAGCGGGATTGGTGCTACAACGGCTTGGATTGTTGTGTCACATTAGAAGTTCATGGTGCTATTAATCCACAATTGGATAACCATACCGCTGCTACGTATGAGTTCTCGCGCCAGCTTCAAGGCCCCATTCTTGAGATGAACCTCCGCGGTGTGCGCCGGGACAAGGCCGCAATCGCCCGCGCGCTTCACGGCTTCTATGAGCAGTTGCAGGAACTTGAGGACGCGCTGGAGCGGATCGTCGTCGAGGGCGTGGGCATGCCGAGCTTCAACTGGGCCAGCAACGCCGATCTCCAGAAGCTGTTCTACGAATACCTCGCCCTCCCGCCGGTGCGCTATCGCGGCCGCCCAACCGTTGCGCGCGATGCTATCGAGAAGCTCGGCGTTTACACCTCGGCCCAGCCGATTGTCTACTTCCTCACTACCATGCGGGATATCTTCTCCAAGATCAAAGTCCTGCGCATGCCGCTGGATGAGGACGGCCGCAGCCGCACGAGCTACAACATCGGCGGGACCTCGACCGGCCGCCTCTCCTCCAGCTACTCTGAGTACGGCACCGGCGGCAATCTCCAGAACATCGAGATGGCCCTGCGCTCCACCTTCATCTCTGACCCCGGCATGAAGTTCGCCAAGTTCGACGCTAAGTCCGGCGAGAGCTTCATCGTCGGCGCAATAGAATGGAACCTGTTCAATGACGCGCGTTACCTTGAGGCTTGCGAAACAGGTGATCCTCACACCTACAGCGCTCGGCTATGTTGGCCAGAGCTCCCGTGGACAGGTGAGCTTAAAGCTGATAAGCGTCTCGCCGAAACCCCGTACTATCGACATCTCTCTCACCGTGACGTCTGCAAAAGGGTTGGCCATGGCTCTAATTACGGAGGTCAACCACCTACAATCGCAACGCAAGCGCGCCTGCCGATTGAAGTCGTCCAAGAGTTCCAAGACCTCTACTTCGGAGCGTTCCCCGCGCACCAAAAGTGGCAAGACTGGGTCAGGCGAACACTTCGAGAGGATGGATACCTCATCTCTCTCATGGGTCGAAAGCGTTGGTTTTTCGGTCGTAGAGACGCCCCAGATACTCAGCGAGAAGCGATCGCATACGACCCCCAAGGCAGCCTTAGCGACATCGTCAACACCGCCCTCATCCGCATCTTCCACTACCGCAAAGTCCAACTCATCCTCCAAGACCACGACGCCATCACGATCCAGTACCGCGAAGCCGACGAAGCCGAAGTCCTCCTCATCGTCCAGCAAATGCTAATCGTCCCCGTGGAGCTTGCGAATGGTCGCGTGCTCCGCATTCCCTACGATTGTAAAGTGGGGTGGAATAGAGCCGACAAGACCAAGGAAAACCCAGATGGACTTACTGATTGGACAGGACGAGATGAGCGTAGGCGTTCACCCGAAGTCAGCTTTCTTGACCAGCGATTTCGCTAGACGCTATTTCATATATAATCCATGCACTGGATTGTTTATGAGGCGAAGTACCAACGACCTTTGTGGAGCCGTTCGTGACGATGGCTATGCACGCGTGTATATTGGTAGCTACCCATATCTGGCCCACAAAATGGCGTGGTTTTATATGTTCGATGAATGGGTAGCCGTTGATCATAAGAACTTGCAACGCGCCGACAATAAGATCACCAATTTGCGGAAGGCAACTTCAAGCCAAAACGCCATGAACCGTGAGCGGCCGCAAGGAACTTCAAATCCTTATCGTGGTGTGTATCCTTCTGGCTCTAAGTTTCGCGCGCAGATCAAGGTGAACCAAAAGATAATTTACTTAGGCACATTCACAACCGCGGAAGAGGCGCACGACACTTACCTCAAAGCAGCTAAAGAACACTTTGGGGAATTTGCATATGTCGACTAAGGCAAGCGGCGCGCGAAAGAATGAAAGCTGGGTGCAAGGCTTCATAGATTTTACATCGAACTTAGATAGTCCTCTTATGTTCCGTAAGTGGGCTGCCATTTCAACAATAGCATCCTGCTTGGAGCAACGTGTATGGATACAGACAAGCGCGAGGGTGTACCCGAACTTGTATGTCTTTCTTGTGGGTCCGCCCGCAACTGGCAAAACCCGAAGCATCCGTGTTATGCAGGAGATGCTGGGGAGTCTGCCGGATCATCACTTTGCCCCTACATCACTGACAAGCGCTTCCTTGATCGACAGTCTGAAGGAGGCAAAGCGGACGATAATAATTCCCGGTGACATGCCGATCGAATACAACGCCATGACCATTGCCGTCGATGAGATGGGCACCTTCATTTCCGAGTACGCCAAGGAGATGATCGCCAACCTCTCGGCGTTCTACGACCCTGTCCCCTACGGCCACAACCGCCGAGGGCGCGAGATTAAAATACAAATCAAGTCCCCACAGGTGAACATCCTCTGCGGCACCACCCCGGTCAACCTCATGGAGTTCATGCCCGCGGGCGCGTGGGAGCAGGGCTTCACCTCGCGCCTGATGCTGATCTACGCGGACGAGAAGATCATCGGCGATGACTTCAACAGCACCAAGCGGGACCTCGACAAGGACCTTGTCATAGACCTCGCGGCGATCAACAATCTAATGGGCGAGTTTAAGGTAACGGAGGAGTATAAGAATGCCGTTAATACTTGGCGTCAGGCTGGCGAGAGTCTACCAGAATTCCCAGCACCAACACACCCCAAACTCCTCCATTACAATGGGCGGCGACGTGTTCATCTTTATAAGCTGTCCATGGTCGCGGCCATCGATCGAGCCAACACCCTTATACTCGATAAGGCTGCGTTCAATACAGCCTTCGGCTGGCTCATGGAAGCTGAGCAATACATGCCCGACGTGTTCAGAACGGGTTCGGTTGGTGGTGACTCTCGCATAATGGAAGAAATCCGCCACTTCGTCGAGAGCGCCTCGAAGAACGGGCAGGTCCCAGTCTCGGAGCATCTGATCG